GATCGCCCTGGTGCAACGCATGCTGCGCAACAGCGCGAAGCGCGGCCAGCTTGTCCTCGACCTGTTCGGCGGGTCGGGCTCGACGCTCATGGCAGCGGACGCGCTCGGCATGAAGGCTCGCCTGCTCGAGCTGGATCCGCGGTTCGTGGACGTCATCTGCCGTCGCTGCCAGGAGCACACCAAGAACCTGCCGGTCCTCGAGTCGACGGGCGAGGCGCATGACTTCGCCGCGTAGTTCGACCCCATGCAAACCGGTTGCCAAGAAGGCGCCCGTCAAGAAGGCCGCGGCGAAGCGCACGCCACGCCGACCCAAGCCGGCAGTCGCCGTGCTGCCCGGTCTGCCCGAGACACCGGAGCCACTGCGCCCGCTGGGTCAGGAGGGCCTGCGACTGTGGGCCCGCGTGTGGGCGTTGAGGTCCAAGTGGATCGACCGCGAGCTCGACCTCGATCACGTGACTGTCCTCTGTGAGTCGGTGGATGAGCGGGTGGCCCTGCGGGTCCGGGTCCTGAGGGATGGGGAGTGGCGTGACCGTGTCGCGTTGCGCGCCCTCGACGAGCAGGTGGACCGCATGATGGGCATGCTCGGCATGAACCCGTCCGAGCGTGCTCGCATGAACGTCGCGGCCGAGACCCCGGACGACGCCAACCCGCTCGCACGGATGCGGAACCGGTATGCCCAGGGCCGTGCGGAAGCCTGACCCGCCGGCCTTCTTCCACGTCCCTGACGGCTCCCGATTCACGATCGCAGACGAGACCGCGGACCTGATGCGGGAGGTCGGCTACACGGTTGAGGAGCAGGAGCTGCTCGCCCTGCACGCCCTGGCTCCGCAGGCGAAGAACGGCGACTGGATCGGCCTCGAGTCGGGAATCGTCTGCCCGCGCCAGAACCTCAAGACAGCCACCATGATCGGCCTGGCCCTCCACGACACGTTCGTCCAGGGTGTCAGCCGGGTCGTATGGACTGCGCACGAGTTCAAGACCGCGGGCGAGGCCTTCCGTGACCTGAGGGCAATCGTCGAGGGCACCCCGTACCTCGATGCCGACGTGCTCCGCATCCGGACCGCGAACGGCAAGGAAGGCTTCGAGCTGCGCAACGGCTCGCGCCTGGACATCATTGCTCGCACCGGCCGCTCCGGACGTGGCATGGCGGGGGACCGGCTCTACGCCGACGAGGCCCTGTTCCTCGAGGGCCGCATGATGGGCGCCCTGGTGCCGACGATGTCGGCCCGCAGGAACGCTCACCTGGTCTACGGCAGCTCGCCCGGCGTACAGGACTCCGAGATTCTTCGCGGCGTCCGTGACCGGGGACGGTCGGGCACCGATCCGCACCTCGGCTATATCGAGTGGACGTCGCCGCGGGGGCCGTGTGCGGATCCCGAGTGCCTGCACAGAGTGGGCGCGGCCGGGTGCCGACTAGATGACGAGGAACTGTGGTGGGCGTCCAACCCGGCACTCGGCCGACGCATCACCTTGGAGTTCGTTCGACAGGAGCGCCGCGCGTTGGAGTCGGCCCCGGAGGAGTTCATGCGCGAGCGCCTCGGCTGGTGGGAGGACCCGGTCGGCGCCGGCGAAGGCACGCTGTACCCCGTCGAGGAGTGGCTCGACTGCGAGGACGCCGGCAGCGAGCCGGGCCCTGGCGCACCGCTCGTGTTCTCCGTGGACTTGTCCTGGGACCGGGAGCGCGCACACATCGGCGTCGCTGCCGTGAGGGCGGACGGCCTGACGCACGTCGACCGGGTCGCGATCCTGCAGCCGGCCGAGGTGAAGGGCTTCCTCGCCGAGCGGGTCCGCCGCTTCGCTCCACTGGCTGTGGCTGTCCAGGGATCCGCTGCACCTGTCTCGAGTCTCGTGCCGGAGCTGCAGGACATCGGCATCCCGGTGCACGAGATCAACGGGTCGGGCGTGGCGAAGGCGTCGGGGAACCTGTACGACGCCATCCGGCAGCGCCGGATCCGGCACGTCGGCCGGCAGGACCTGTTCCAGGCCGCATCGACCGCCGTTCCTCGCGCGCTCGGTGACGGGTGGGCCATCGACCGCAAGAAGTCGCCGACCGACGTCGCCGGCCTGGTAGCCGTTGTGGAGGCGCTGTGGGTGCTCGATCAGCTGGTGGGCTCGTCGTCGTACGACGTCGCCTCAAGCGTCTATTGACGAGGAAGGGAACCGTCGTGACGACCATCCTCGACCTCGCGGGCACCGCTCTCGTGATCGCCGCCGCCTTCGTGGTGCTCGGCCTCGGTGCGGCTCTGGCGGCCGCCGGCGTCGCGTGCCTGCTGGCGTCGTGGAGCCTCACGGCGACGGCGCGCGCGCGTGGCGGTGAGCGACTGTGAGCCTGTTCTTCAATCGATCGGCGAACCTGTCGGCCACGCTCAAGGCCCTGGGCCAGTTCGATCGCACCTCGAGCTCGGGCGTCAGTGTCACCGCGGACACGGCCCTGCGGCATTCGGCGGTGTGGGCCTGCCTGCGGCTGCGCGCGGACCTGATCTCGACCACGCCTCTGGACGTGTACCGCCGCGTCGCCGGCGTCCAGGTGGAGGTCCCGAAGCCGCCGCTGCTGGTCACCCCGGGCGGGGAGCGCATCGGGGTCGAGGAGTGGCTCTACTCCTCGCAGTTCGACCTCGACCGGTTCGGCAACGACTTCGGCATCATCACCGAGCGCGACGGGCTGCAGTTCCCGTCCCGCATCGACCTGGTGCCGGCGCAGGAGTCGACCGTCATCGTCCGCAAGGGCGAGATCGACCACTACCGGATCGCCGGCGAGAAGTACGACCCGCGCGACATCTGGCACGAGCGGCAGTTCACCGTCGCCGGCCTGCCCGTGGGGCTGTCGCCTATCGCCTACGCCGCCTGGTCGATCGGCACATACCTGTCCGCGCAGGAGTTCGCCCTCGACTGGTTCGGCTCCGGCGCGGCCCCGTCGGGTCACCTGCGGAACACGCTGGTCCCGACGATCGACCCGCACCAGGCCGACGCGATCAAGTCGCGGTTCAAGAACGCCGTCAAGGGCCGTGACCTGTTCGTCACGGGCCGTGACTGGGAGTACGAGATGGCCGCCGTCCCGGCCAACACCACGATGTTCCTGGACGAGATGAAGTACGGCGTCGGCGACGTGTGCCGCTTCCTCGGGGTCCCGGGTGACCTGATCGACGCCGAGGTGTCGACGGGCTCGGTCACGTACGCGAACGTTACGCAGCGGAACCTGCAGCTGCTGATCATCAACCTGGGCCCGGCGTACGTGCGACGCGAGAAGGCGCTGTCCCGGGCGATGCCTCAGCCGCGCTACGCGAAGTTCAACACCGACGCGCTGATGCGGATGGATCCGGAGGCGAAGTCGCGGAACCTGATCGCGGAGGTCGCCGGCCGGCTGATGTCGCCGTCGGAGGCCCGCGAGGTCCAGAACCGTGCGCCGTTCAGTGAGGACCAGCTCGCCGAGTTCGACCGCCTGTTCGGCAACCCGAACAAGCAGCCCACCACGATCAAGCAGGCCGCTCTCGCGGCTGCGTCAGAGTAGGAGCCAGCCGTGGCCGACTTCGTGTTCAACTTCGCCAAGGGCAAGGTCGCCTACTACGCGACGCTGCCCGCCGCCTCCGATGCCCTCATCGTCGTCCCGCTGGAGACGACCGGCCTCGAGGCCGATGCGACGCTCAAGGACTACGACGACCTGTCGGCGCTGCTGGCCGGCACGTCGAACGAGCAGTCGACGATGGGCCGCAAGACCCTTGCGTCGGTCACGGTGACCCCGGACGACACGAACGAGCGCATCGACGTGGACGCTGCGGACGTGACGTGGACGGCCGCGACGGGCAACGCTATCTCCAAGCTGCTCATCTGCTACGACAGCGACACGGGCGCCGGCACGGACGCCAACATCATCCCCCTGGTCGCGCTGGACTGCGCCCTGACGCCGGACGGCTCGGACTTCACGGCACAGTTCGCCGCAGCCGGATTCTTCCGCGCCTCCTGATCATGGCGATCACTACCGGCGACGGCGTCATCGCCGCGGCGAAGCAGGTCGTCACCTACGTCAAGACCGCCGCGGTCACGACTGTCGCGAACAACAGGTCCACGATCCGTGGCGCGGCAGGCAACCCCGGCGCCGCCACGATGCTGGCCGCCGCAACGCCAGCGGGCGAGCTGCGCACGGACGCCAACTCGGGCTGCCCGACGATCAACGCGTTCGGCGGCGGCGCGGTCGGCTACCTGTCGCGCGTGTTCTGGAACAACTCCGTCGTCGGCCGGGTCGAGCTGTGGGACATGCTCTACGCGGTCGGGATCACCACGGCGCAGCTCGGCTCCCTGCAGACACTGACCCTGTCGTCGCAGCCGAGCATCCTGGGCCGCTGCCCGGACGGTGCGGGCCATGGCAATCGCATCTTCGTCGAGATCACTACCACGATGTCCGCCACAGCGACCACGATCAACGTCACGTACACGAACTCCGATGGGACGACGGGCCGCACGGTCGCGGCCACATCCGGGTCGCTGTCCGGGTTCATCGTCGGACGGTGGGTCGAGCTGCCGTTGGCGGCGGGTGACCGTGGCGTGCAGAAGATCGAGTCCGTGATCATCGGCGGCGCGACGAACGCCGCCGGCGCCCTGAACGTGATAATCGCCCGGCGACTGTGGAGCAGTGGCACCCGTGTCGCGAACTCCGGGTCGTACGACGGGCTCGACATGACGGGCCTGCCGATCGTGTATGACACCTCGTCGCTGGTCGTGACGACGGTCGCGGACTCCACGTCGTCCGGCTTGCCTGATCTGGACATCGACATCATCAACGGCTAGGAGGCGGCCGTGGCGCTCAAGCCTCCCGCCCGGGCAGGGTCCAGCGGCAGCACGGCGAGAGGCGCTAGCCGCCGCCGCCGCCGCCGCCTATCCGAACTCCTCATTGCCCAGACGTACGGCGGCGCAGCCGGCGACGTGCTCTCGGACTGGAACCTGGCAGCCCCCGCAGCGGGGCAGACCGTCGTCCTCACTCAGGCGACAGAGTCGGACACCGCGTCCGCGCTGACGGAGCAGAAGGCCCGCACGCTCGGGCAGGCGACCGAGGCAGACACCGCTCAGCCGCTCAGGTCGACGATCGTGGTCGCGC